CTACTGGCTCAGGCATCTTCTTTAGCACATTCCAGTGGTTGTTTACGTGTATTAACTGTTCAAAGAATGCAGAATCTGTGTTGAATCTTGACCAGTCGGGTGGTGTTTGCATTAGCTCTAGCAAGTGCTGTTCGCTCTGCACTTGCTGGTACAAGTTGACATTCAAAAAGTCCAGTTTCACATAGCCACGATCTTCTGCAGACTCATATGGTATGGTAGCCAATCCTGTGAACGGATCCATTGGGATATCAGTCACATACACACCTGTGTTGTGCGACACCAGTTGATCATTTTTAAGCTGGCTGGCAGCGGTGTGCCTGATCACCTTTAGAATGTCCTGCCGGTTGGCAAAGTCAATGTCAATGTCTGATTGAAACTTCATAGGCCTGCTGCCTTCAACACATGCCGTGTCCACTCAGTGTCTGCCATATAGTCTTGAAACTTCTTTTGCCAGTAATCTGGATCTATCCACGGCGTGATGATTTCTATTTGCCCAGGATCGAGCTTATCCAAGAACTCAATGCCGCTAGCACAATTATAAACAATCCAAGGGCTAATCCGTCCACTTGAAATATGATGACATATCCTATTGCTGTTGCCGTACATAAAATAGTGGCTAAAGCTGGCGAGTGCTGTGTTCTGTTCTGCATGGTCTTGCATTTCCTTTAGTGCTCGTTCAAGTGCATCTTGTACTGACTCTTTACGTATGTATTCTATCAGCCATGTTTCATAGAAACTGTCCTTGCACCATTGGTCCAGTTTCTTGTTGTTCTTCAGCAACCAATCTGCAAAACTGGCCACATTGACTACACGCACATCCACACAGTACCTGCCAAACTTAACAAACGCAGTGTAGTAAGGACTGGTCACAAAATCCTCGTAGCTTTTTAGTTTGGCACTGCCTTGTGTGGTTTCATAAAAACGCAAGTATGCTCGCAGTCCCAGTTGCACACCTGTTTCTTTTTCCTGTTGCCATCTACGCTTTTGCTCGCAAAGATGCGCCGCAAGAGTTGATTCTTTACGGAACTCTTTTTCGCAGTACTTGCACTTATAGCTCGGACTTGATACGTTTGTCATCCCATCCATGTTTTCGTGCCAGGTCTTTAAGATCGTTGATATCATTTAGTTTTGCCATGAGTTCTATTTCATCTTGCTTGGCAAGTGGATAGATTGTGCTGAGAAATTTTGCTGCCTTGTTGTTGCTTTCTTTTTTCTTAGGGCTGATCCACTGATGTCTGCACTTGCCCATGCCCGGACTCACTGTGGTACTCATCAGCCATTGTAGTTTCTTGTGCTTGGTTGTGCTGATGTCAAAGAAGTTGTGATTGAGCTTTTGATTGGTGCTCATCAAGTAGTAGGCTTGCAGTGTGGAGTCACCTGTGACGCAACTGCCCCAACGAATCATAATGTAAGGGCTGAACTTTTTCTTTTCGTCATCAGTCAGCTCATCAAAGAACTCACGATTCTTGAGATCAAACTGCGCCATCTCGTTGCCAATGCTTAGTTTATCCATGTTGTTTCTTCAGTGTGTAGAGTATTTTAGCACGATCCAATGTTTCCAGCAATGCTTGATCGTCCAGATAACGAGCACAAAACATCATGTTGATAAAGTCCGGCAAGTCATACAAGGCATCTGCTATGACCATTTCCTGCATGTCCGGATGCTTGATATACACCACGTCTTTGTCATCATAGTGCATGATGTTTATCGTGGTGATGCTTTTAATGGTTCCGTTTGCCATCAAACACACAGTTGAAAGTTAAATTCATTTCACCGTCATTGATCACACGATGAAAAGCACCGTCTGGAATCAGCACCACATCGCCCGGACTGACTGCAAATGACTCTGAGTCTTCGTCGCCCACAATCATGCGGCCTGTGCCTTGCACAAAGAAGTAAACTTCTTCTTGGCCAGCATGACGATGACCACGTGTGCTTTGTTCTCTATAGAGTTTGGTTGAACTCAACACTAGATTGTTTAGCGTCTTGTTGTCTTTGAGTTCATAGACTTCGTTGCTCTTGACCACGTCACCGCCTATGTTGTGTTGATTGAATTTCATTAAAACACCTTTGAATAGTCTACCACTTCACTTTGTCTGGAGATGTCTTTTACAAAATATGCACACAAGGGCTTGGAGCCTAGCGTGAGTGGGATTGCCAGCAACTGCCCTGGCTTGAGTTTAGGGAAGTACCACTTGACGTCTTGATAGATGTCTACAATTTCAATAGGAAAGAACTCTGGTTTGAAACTGCTACGTGGGTTGAAACAGAATACATTGAATCCTCGATCATTGATACTGGTAAGAGGTACCACCTCAAGGTCGCCTAGGTCTGGTTCACCAATCAGGATCTGCCAGTCCACAGGCATCTTGATCACATTGTTGCCAATGCGTAGTACCAGTGCAGGACTATTAAAGCTCTCTAAAAAGATCAAAGGAATAAAAAAGTAATCTGGTTCCTTGGGGTCTGAATTGTCAAACACACAAAAGCGAAGGTCTTCAACTTCGTCTGGTATGTCATTCATTTCATATGTTGTATTGTCTAGTGTTAATATTCTCATAAATTAGTGTAACATACTTCCTCTGATAAATGCAACCTTATTGCCACGGAGCCTTCTCAATGGCAAAAGGATAATTTGCTTCTTTGTAAAATTGTTTGCGCTTAGTAAGGTGCCGCTTGGCAAATTTACATGTGCTTGTTATGTCCCAGATCTGCACGAAGTCTTTGTCCTCAGCTTTGCGCACACCGCGCCCGATACTTTGTATAACCCTAACAAAACTCTTTCCAGGCTCGACCAGAACCAAGTTAAAGATCCTAGGTATATTAATGCCCACAGCAGCCACACCATATGTGGCCACAATGACCTTGCCTGATGCCGTAGCCACATCGTCATATTCATCTTGCCTGTCCTTTGCTTTGGTTGCTCCTGATACAAATACCGCATCTTGGATCCTTGCTACTAATTCTTGTCCTGCGGCCACACGATCTACCAAGATCAGTGTGTTGCCGGTTTTGCGTATGTTTTCTATTAGATTGCCTATGTAGTCAAGTCGCCCGGCGGTTTCCAACAGGTACTTGAGTTCACTTTGGTAATTTGCGTATTCCACATTGTCTGCCAGTTGCACAATGTTCACATGACAGTTGGCCAGTACACCTTGGCTTTGTAGTTCGCTGGCACTGAGTCGTCCAATCACTTCGCCGAGACTGCAACGCAAGCTCATGAACTCGTATTCCTCTTTGGGAACAGTTCCTGTTAGGCCCCAGCGTAAAGGTATCCGGCTCATCACACCTGTGAGCAAGGTCTTGAGTGCATCTGCTTTGGCCATGTGTACTTCATCCACAATAACGCACACCACATCTTCTAAGAACTCCTGGATGGTGATATCCACATCTCCATTCTTGGTATTCTTCAGCAACACGTTTAGACTTTGCCATGTGCAGATTGTGTGCCGGCGACCAAACTCTTTACGGTCTCCGTAGAACACGCCCACATCCAGTTCCATGTTGATATAGTCAGCTTCTGTTTGTGTGACCAAGCTCTTGTTGGGCACAATAACAATGCTTCTGCCGTACTTGCTGACTGCATTGCTGAGTGATGCTGTGATAATTGTTTTGCCTGCGCCTGTGGCAATCTCCTGAATACACTGTGAGTTTTCCAGGAACTTGTTGATGATATCCACTTGATAATCACGCAGTTGAATAGACTCACCTACCTTGGGATGGTTCTTGGGCCATTTGATGTGTTCAAAGCTAGTCTCGCACACTTGATCAAAATCAAACACAGTGCTGTAGTCTCGTGTGTCTACCAGTTCAACATCGTAGCCACGTTCCTCTAGCCACGGCAGTATCTCGGGCAAGAGGTTGATATATGTACTGCCCCCAAGTTGGAAGAAGCTGACCTTGCCGTCCCAACGGCCAAGTCGCACTGCGGGCAAGTATCTTGCACCGGGTATTTCAAACTTGAACTTGTCCACCAAGGCCTTGCGCTCACTTAGTTCAAGCCCTTCAATCTTTACATTGACTTCGTCACGTATGGTTAGTGTTGCGGTTCTCATGTGGTCTTCATCACATCCGCACAATAAAAGAACACCTTGTTGCTGTGTTGTAGCATATAATTTTTATCTCCGCCTATTAACAGGCCAATGTAACTGATCAATGTTGGTATCTCCCATTCAACCTTGAGTGGACGATGTGTCCATACTAGTTTAACTTCCGGGCCTGGCTGCGTAAAGTTCTTGACATTACCTACCTCCACTGCCTCGCCAGGAGCAAACATGCTGGCATAGAAGTCAAATGTACCCTTGGCACTGGGATCATAAACATAGATAGGTAAACTATTTACTCCACGTGCATAGTCCACAACTGCCTTTAGCTTGTCCTGCTCCAATGGCAACTGTCTCCAGTAAGTGGTTAGGTTTAGATAAAACTCCACACCGTATTCTTGTATCAACTCTTCTTCCAGTGCCATACTAACAGTGTAGCCAAGACGCTTGCTTTGATCTACCAACTTCACAAGATCCTGTTGCGCAAGATCCTTCTCTAGATATTGTAACAGGCTTGCTGGCACATTAGCAATCTCAATTGTGCCATCAGCATTTCGTTGTAATTCAATCTTGTAATCTTGCTTTTCACACTCAAGTATTTCTTGCATGCGACTTTTCAACGCAGGATCAATTTCAAATTCATTCTGTTCACCATAGCTGACCAACCAATTGATATTGAACTCTGTGGGAGCGGCAGTCCACACCTTGCGATCACGGTCCCACTTGATTGGCCCTTGACTTTGCTTGGCACCATCACGCATGCCAGTTATGAGTTTTTCACTGTAGGGGAAACGTACCAGTATGACATCGTCTACCAGCATCATTGATTTGGTTTGATCAATTACTCGTAGTGCGTGTCTGTAACGCGGTGCTGTTTGTAGTGGAG